GTGGTGGAGGATATGATGCATTTGGAAGGATGCGAGTATCTGATACTTTTACTCTTGCCGATTATTCCCACATTTATGGTGAAGAGGTAGAACTTCTCACAAAGACTGTCGGTGCAGCATCTACAACTGAGGTAAATCAAAATACAGCATCTATTGCCTTGATTGTTGGAACTGGTGCAACAGATCAGGTGATTCACCAGTCCAGAATGTATCATCACTACATGCCTGGTAAGTCTCAGTTTGTGCTGACTAGTTTTAACTTCACTGATGTAAGAGAAAATACCACGAAGAAGATTGGATATTTTGACGATAGAAACGGAGTATTTGTTCAACAGGAGGGAGACGGAACTGTTTCTGTTGTAAGACGATCATATAACACGGGAATTACCAGTGATACAGTTGTCAATCAATCTGATTGGAACTTGGATAGGTTAGACGGAACAACTCTTTCTGGTATTGAACTAGATTTTACAAAAACCCATCTGTTTGCAGCAGACTTTCAGTGGTTAGGTGTTGGTAGAGTTCGTTGTGGATTTGTCATCGGTGGACAGATGATTTATTTCCACGAGTTTAATCATTCCAACATTGAAGAACATGCATATTGGTCAATTCCATCACTTCCCATTCGCTGCGAGATCGCTAATACTGGAACAGCAGTAGGTATTACATCAATGGAACAAATCTGCTCCACTGTAATGAGTGAGGGTGGATATGTTGAGACTGGTGTTGAGTTTGGTGCCTTTGATGGTCCAATATCTTTCTCTTCTTCTGGTGGAGCAACAGGTAGACAATGTGTTATGGCAATTCGTTGTAAGAATACATTCAAAGGAATCCCAAATAGAACAACAGTAAGATTAACTGACATTGAAGTTTTGAGTGATTCTACAAACTGCAGACTTGAAATTTGGAGATTACCTGGCAATAGTAATATTACTGGTGGAAGTTGGGTAGATGCTGATAATGATTCAGCAGTTGAATATAATGTTACGGCAGGAACCAACTTTACAACAACTGGTGGAGATTTGAGACAGGCAACTTTGATTGCTGCTAATAATCCATCAGGTCAGCAAGCATCTGCTACCGTCTCATTTAATCCAACGAGTGCTAGAAGATCTTACATAGCACAAAATATTGATTCTAACGATAGTAATATTTTTGCCATTATTGTTCAGAACCTAGATACTAATACGACCACAGATATTTGGAATACTATTCAGTGGAGAGAAACTAGGTAATTTTTTATGAGTGACGTATATCTTGGTAATCCTAATCTAAAAAAAGCAAATACACCTCAAGAGTTCACAAAGGAGCAAATTGAGGAATTTATTAAGTGTAAAGAAGATCCCGTATATTTTGCAAAGAATTACGTTCAGATTGTGACTCTTGACCATGGTCTCCAACCATTCAAGATGTATGACTTTCAGGAAAAGTTAGTCAATAGATTTCATAAGAACAGATTTAATATCTGTAAGATGCCACGACAGACTGGTAAGTCTACAACGTGTGTGTCTTATCTACTCCACTATGCAGTCTTCAATGATAGTGTAAATATTGGCATCCTGGCAAACAAAGCAGCAACTGCCCGAGAACTTCTCGATAGGTTACAGACTGCTTACGAGAACTTGCCACGATGGATGCAACAGGGTATTATATCCTGGAACAAAGGTAGTCTGGAATTAGAAAATGGCAGTAAGATATTGGCAGCTTCTACATCTGCAAGTGCTGTCCGAGGTATGTCGTTCAACATCCTCTTTCTCGACGAGTTCGCATTCGTCCCGAATCACATTGCTGACTCGTTCTTTGCCTCTGTTTATCCTACTATTACGTCTGGTAAATCAACGAAGGTAATTATCGTTTCTACCCCACACGGTATGAACCATTTCTACCGTATGTGGCATGATGCGGAGAAAGGCAAAAACGAATATGTTCATACTGATGTTCATTGGTCTGAAGTTCCTGGAAGAGATGCAAAGTGGAAAGAACAGACTATTGCAAACACATCAGAGCAGCAGTTCAAGGTTGAGTTTGAGTGTGAATTCTTAGGATCTGTAGATACACTCATTGCTCCTAGTAAATTGAGAACATTGGTGTATGATGCACCAATTCAAAGAAATGCTGGTTTGGATATTTACGAACAAGCAAAAGAAAATCATGATTATATCATGACAGTAGACGTTGCCCGTGGTGTTGGCAATGATTACTCAGCATTTATTGTTGCGGATATTACAGAGTTTCCTCATAGGATTGTAGCAAAGTATCGGAACAATGAGATCAAACCAATGTTGTTCCCAAGTGTCATTTATGAGGTAGCAAAAAATTATAATGGTGCGTATATTTTATGTGAAGTTAATGATGTTGGAGATCAAGTAGCATCTATCCTTCAATATGATCTTGAATATCAGAATGTCCTCATGTGTTCAATGAGAGGACGTGCTGGTCAGATCGTTGGACAAGGTTTTTCTGGTAAGAAGACTCAGCTTGGAGTTAAAATGTCCAAGACAGTCAAAAAGGTTGGATCACTCAATCTCAAAACTTTAATTGAAGAAGATAAACTAATCTTCAATGATTATGAAATTATTTCAGAACTTACTACTTTTATTTCAAAGCATAATTCATTTGAGGCAGAAGAAGGATGTAATGATGACCTTGCAATGTGTCTTGTCATCTATGCTTGGTTAGTAGCACAAGACTATTTTAAAGAACTTACTGATCAGGATGTTCGTAAAAGACTATATGAAGAGCAAAGGAATCAATTAGAACAAGACATGTCCCCATTTGGATTTGTTATTGATGGTATTAATGATGAAGCATCATTTGTAGATGCTCAAGGTGATCGTTGGTATACTGATGAATATGGTGACATGTCATATATGTGGGATTATCAATAATGGACTTAGACAATCAAATTAAACTTGGACACTTACTTTTATATGAAAGAGAATGTAGAGCATGTGGTCAAACTAAAAATTTGATTGAAGGATTTTATAGAACTCGTAAAAATAGAGGAGCATCTGCATCTTCATTTTCATATGAGTGTAAAGAGTGTACTATAAAAAGAATTACAGAAACTAGAAAAAATAAAAATCCATTTATAGATTGGCAATATCCAGATTGGTAGTGTTCATGCATTGTTTCCCACACGAAAAGTAAGGTTTTAATAAATAATTTCAGATAAACTGAGATCACGGAGAAAAAAATGGCGACTCCTCAATTATCTCCTGGAGTATTAATCCGAGAGGTTGATTTAACTGTTGGAAGAGCTGATAATGTAATTGATAATGTTGGTGCTATTGCTGCACCTTTTCAAATTGGACCTGTTGACTATCCAATCAATGTTACAAACGAGCAAGAACTGCTAAACACTTTTGGCAGACCACTGTCTACTGACACTCATTACGAGTATTGGATGTCCGCTGCTTCTTTCCTATCTTATGGAGGAGTCCTTAAGGTAGCAAGAACAGATGGCACTAATCTAGTTAATGCTAACGCAAAGATTGATACTGATGGTACATCTGCCATTGGTACAACAGACCTAAAAATTAAGAATATTGATGACTACAATCTAAACCATGCTGATGATGTAGCATCGTATGTTTTTGCCGCAAAGACTCCTGGTCAATGGGCAAACAATCTTAAGGTTTGCATGATTGATGACAAGGCAGACCAAATTCTAAGTGTTGGTTCCACCTCTGGTATTTCTGTAGGTGCTGCAGTTACTTATTATTACAACAATCAAGTTCTAGCATCTGCTGGATCAACAATGGCACTATCTGGTTGGAAACTAGAAGGTGTTGTTACTGAAGTTGGTGCTGATGAAGTTAGTGTCAAAGTTGTACAAAGAGTTTCTACTGCTTCAACTGTCTATCCAGTAGACTATGCAGAAAATTCTGACGTAGCATCTTTCCCTGCAACAGCAGATCCTGGTACAAGTGCTGGTCAAATTAAAATCGGTTCTGGATCGTCAGGTGTTACTGCAAGAAAGGATTGGTACGATCAGCAACTTATTTCACTAGACAACCAGACAATTTACTGGAGTCAGATTGCACCAAAACCAGGAACTTCTAACTTTGCAAGTGAAAGAAATGGTAGAAATGATGAAATGCATGTTGTAGTCATTGATGACTATGGCACACTGACTGGTATCAAGGCAAACATTCTTGAGAAGCATTTGGGACTATCAAAGGCAGAAGATGCAGTTTCTGCAGTAAATTCTCCACAGAAGATTTACTATAAGAATTACTTAGCAGACTTCTCTCAATATGTCTATGCTGGTGATAATCCTTCTGATGGATTAGGAAATGAGACAGTATCTCAAAACAAAGTAGGTGTAAGCACCTCAGATGGTCTTTGGGGTCAAGATGCCCAGGATGTAACATTCAGTGCGATCGGTAACTATAGTTACAAACTACAAGGTGGTAAGGATTACGGAACTGGTTCTAATAGAATGAAGGCAACTCTAGGAAGTCTTGCAACCTCCTATAGACTCTTCAAGAATGATAACGAGCATGAGATTGATTATCTCATCATGGGTCCTGGTCTAGATTCTAAAGTAGAGTCTCAAGCTAAGGCACAAGAACTTATTGCAATTGCAGAACTTAGAAAAGATTGTATCGCAGTAATCTCTCCACATCGTACTGATGTTGTTGATGTTTCAAATACTGAAACTCAAACTAATAATGTTCTTGAGTTCTTCAGCCCACTATCCTCCTCATCTTATGCGATCTTTGATACTGGATATAAGTACATGTATGATAGGTTCAATAATAAGTTCAGATATGTTCCATGTAACGGAGACGTTGCTGGTCTATGCGTAAGAACTTCTATTGAATCATATCCTTGGTTCTCACCTGCTGGACAACAAAGAGGTGTTCTAAACAATGCCATCAAACTAGCATATAACCCAACCAAGGCACAAAGAGATCGTCTCTATCCTAAGAGAATTAACTCCATTGTTAATACTCCTGGAACTGGAATCGTCCTCTTCGGTGATAAGACTGGTCTAGGATATGCTTCCGCATTTGACAGAATCAACGTCCGTCGTCTATTCCTAACTGTTGAGCAAGCACTCAAGGGTGCTGCTGACGCACAACTCTTTGAATTAAATGATGAAGTTACAAGAGCAAACTTCATCAACATTGTTGAACCATATCTCCGAGATGTTCAATCAAAGAGAGGAGTTTATGACTTCCTAGTCATTTGTGACGAAACTAACAATACTCCTGATATCATTGATAACAATGAGTTCAGAGCAGACATCTTCCTGAAGCCTGCTAAGTCCATTAACTACGTAACCCTCACTTTTGTTGCCACTAGAACTGGTATCAGTTTTGAGGAAGTTGCTGGTAGAGTTTGATCTAATAATAAATTAAAACAAGGGAGATTATTCTAAAATGGCCAACACACCATCACTCAAAAATTTATCAGCATTCAAAACCAGACTAGCTGGTGGCGGTGCTAGACCCAATATCTTTGAAGTTACTCTTGATAAGTTTCCTGACGAAATTCGTTCTTACTGGGGTTCAGAAGAAAAGATTGATTTCAGATTCTTCTGTAAAACTGCTGCTCTACCTGCATCAAACGTTGCTGCAATTGAGATTCCTTTCAGAGGTCGTTCTCTAAAGGTTGCTGGTGACAGAACATTTGATACATGGACAGTAACTGTTATCAACGATGAGGACTTTAGAATCAGACATGCTTTTGAAGCATGGATGAACCTTCTATCCAAACTTGATAATGCAACTGGTGCAGTCAATCCTTCTTCTTATATGGTTGATGCTAACGTCTACCAACTTGGAAGAAGTGATAGAAGGGAAGGAACTTCTGTTCGTAACGATGTATCTCAAACTGGTCCTGGAGGAAACTCAACTGGAAGTGGAGATTCTACAATTCTAAGATCTTATAAGTTCATTGATATTTTCCCAACTAATATCTCTGCTATCGATCTTTCATATGATACCACTGACACTATTGAAGAATTCTCTGTAGAGTTCCAAGTTCAGTACTTTGAAATTAATGATGGTCCAGGATCCATCAAATAATCTGAGATAAATAGTAAAAAACGGATAACTTAATTATGGCTAGACTTTTTGGATTTTCAATTGAAGATTCAGATCCAAAGTCACCTTCAACAGTCTCCCCCGTTCCTCCTTCAAACGAGGACGGGGTTGACCATTATTTAACTAGTGGTTTTTTCGGATCATATGTAGATATAGAAGGTGTCTATAGAACAGAGTTCGATCTACTCAGAAGATATAGAGAAATGTCTCTACATCCTGAAGTAGATAGTGCTATTGAGGACATTGTAAATGAAGCAATTGTTTCAGATTCTGATGATTCACCCGTAAAGATCGAATTATCAAACCTAAATGCTAGTGATGGCATTAAGAAAAAAATTCGTCAAGAGTTTAAAACTATTCTAGATTTATTGGATTTTGATAAAAAATGTCATGAGATCTATAGGAATTGGTACATTGATGGTAAATTATATTACCATAAAGTAATTGATCTCAAAAAACCTCAAGAAGGTATCAAAGAATTACGTTACATCGACGCAATGAAAATGCGTTATGTTCGTAAGACTAAAAAAGATAATAAACAGACTCCTGGATTGATGGTTCGTAAGAACAATGAAGATCCAATGGATATGGTATTTCCAGAAATTGAAGAGTACTTTATGTACACTCCAAAAATTGGTCAACCATCACCAAATCCATCAGCAATGGATTCAAAGGGTGTCAAAATTGCAAAAGATGCAATCACATATTGTACCTCTGGTCTAGTAGATAGAAATAAGGGAACTACTTTATCATATCTCCACAAAGCAATCAAGTCTCTCAATCAACTTCGTATGATTGAAGACTCTCTGGTTATCTACAGATTATCAAGAGCACCAGAACGTAGAATTTTCTACATTGATGTTGGTAATCTGCCTAAGCAAAAAGCAGAACAATATCTACGTGATGTTATGATGCGTTATCGTAACAAACTAGTTTATGATGCAGGAACTGGTGAGATTCGTGATGATAAAAAATATATGAGTATGCTAGAGGATTTCTGGCTACCAAGACGTGAAGGTGGTAGAGGAACTGAGATTTCTACTCTACCTGGTGGTCAAAATCTTGGAGAGATTACTGATATTGATTATTTCAAAAAGAAACTCTATCAGTCACTTAATGTTCCACCATCAAGAATGGATGGTGATAGTGGTTTCAACCTTGGTCGTTCTTCAGAAATTCTAAGAGACGAACTCAAGTTCACAAAGTTTGTTGGACGTTTGAGAAAAAGATTCTCAAACATGTTCAATGATATTCTC